AAAGGATGTAGTTTAATTATGGCAACTAATCCGTCAAATAATTTATGGACTGAACCAGAATCAGCAGCTAATGCTGACCATCAACCTGTTTATCCATATAATGATGTAACACAAACCGAATCTGGCCATTTATTTGAATTAGATGATACTCCAACTCGTGAGCGTGTCCGTTTACAACACCGTTCAGGTACATTTTTTGAAATGCATCCAAATGGTGATGAAGTGCATAAAGTTTATGGTGATGGTTATGAAATCATCATTAAGAACAAAAATGTTTTAATTAAAGGCACTTGTAATATTACAATCAATGGTGATGCTAATATGCACGTTCTTGGTGACCATAATGTTCAAGTTGATGGTGATTATAATCTACAAGTTGCTGGTAAATATAATGCTAGAATTAAAAAAGATATATCAATTTCTGGTGATGATGATATTTCAATTACTGCAAATGAAAATTTTGGTGGTGCATTAAGACTTGCTGCTTCAGACCATCTATACTTAGCTTCAGATTTGGTTGTTGGTGGTTCAATTAGTGCTGACATTATTAATGCTGAAACTCGTGTAAATGCTGGTACTGGTGTTTTTGCTGGCCCATTAGGTTTTGTATCTGGCTTTGGTGGATTATCTTTAGGTATTCCTTCACCTGCAACACCTGTTGCTGTGCCTGGATGTATTAATTCTGTTGGTTCAATTACATCACTTGCTTCTGTTAATGCGCCAATCGCTAACTTTGCATTGGCAAATTGTGGTATTATGGATGCAGTTCTTATGACTGATGTTATGAACAGCAACATATATAATTATCACATACATCCTTCACCAAAGGGACCAACTGGCGTTCCAATGACAAAATTTTTTGGAATTTAAATTATGACAGCTGTTGCTAATTCAACTGGTGTATTTGCTACACTTAATTACAATTTTGATGATCCAAATGGTGCAGTAAATGTATATTCTGCCAACACACAGGCACATTTAAATACTATGCCTGCTTTCATTGAAAGTTGGCAAGCTCAAGATATTGCAAATAATGATGTTGGTGGTTATTTTAAAAATCCAGTTAACACTTATGTCAATACTATTATTACATACTCTGCTGGTATAAGAAACAATGCTAATGCAGCTATTGCTGCCAATTCAGTTATTAGTGGATTGGATAATATTGTAAATGTGGCTAACTCACTGGCCACAACAGCTAATGCATTTTTAGCACACACAAATAGAATTTCTGGTGTAACTCCATATACTGGCCAAGATGATACTATTCCATACTATGATACTGCTATGGGATTAGGCAAATCTGCGGTATACATTACTAATCAAACTGATGGTATTATAAATTCTGCTCCTACTATGGGTTCTTTTACTAGTGTTTTGGTTGGCCCACAAGTTTATGCAAACGCAAATACGATTACGGCTGATATTATTACTTTAACACAAGTGATTGCTGGAAATGTGTCTAACACACAAACAAACACTCAAATTTCTCAGATTCAAACAGATTTAACCAATATTAATAGTCATTTAAGTGGTCGCCAAACTAATGATTACACATTCTACACCAACTTAAAATCTATGGTCGACAAGTATAATCAAGTCAAAAAGTTCTCTAACATGGGTGAAACACAACAAGATTTGATTCAAAATTATATTGGTTCAGACAAACTACTTACCCGGTTGAACGCATAAATAAGAAATGGCAACAGTTACACTCAATACCACCAGAGAATTTAGCGATTTGGATTTGAATTTTACGATTCATCCAATTCGTAAAGATATCAATAGGACGACAGGCGATATGGCTGTCATCAATTCTATTAAGAATTTGGTTTTAACTAACCACTATGAAAGACCTTTTCAACCAGAAGTTGGCAGTAATGTTCGTAGATTGTTATTTGAAAATTTAGATAATTTGACCGCTAGTTCAATTGAAAAAGAGATTGAACAGGTTATTAAGAATTTTGAACCACGAGCAAAAATTACAAAAGTCAATGCTATTGCAGACTTTGAAAATAACGGGTTTAAAGTTACTATGGAATTCTATATTGTTAACAAAACCTCTCCAATCACAATTAATTTTTTCCTAGAACGGATTAGATAATATGGCAAGTCCTCGTTTAGAGATTAGCACACTTGATTTTGACCAAATCAAGAATAATTTAAAATCATATTTACAACAGCAAACACAGTTTCAAGATTACGATTTTGAAGGTTCTGGTTTAAATATTCTTATGGATATTTTGGCTTATAACACACATTATAATGCTTACTATCTTAACATGGTTGCCAACGAATCATTTTTGGATACAGCTTTGATTAGAGATTCGGTTGTTTCTCATGCTAAAACATTGGGTTACAGACCTTACTCATATACCGCACCAAAAGCTATAATCAATTTAACAGTAGAAACAAGCAACACTACGCCTGATGTCTTAACTATTCCAAAAGGTTTTTCTTTTAGTTCCAACTTAATTGATGGCGTGTCATATCGGTTCATTGTTACGGACGATAAAACTGTAACAAAAGCAAACACACAATTTATATTTGAGAATTTGGAAATTTCTGAAGGTGAATATGTTAGTTATAATTTTAACTATACAGCTTCTTCTAATCCAAAATCTATTTTTATTTTACCTGATGCCAATATTGATACTTCAACAATTCAAGTTGTTGTAACTCCAACTTATGGAAATACTACAACAGAAATTTATACCCAAGTAACAGAAATATTGGATATTACAGCCGATTCAAAAGTATATTTTTTACAAGAAGGCAAAAAATCAAAATATCAAATCTATTTTGGAGATGATGTAATTGGTAAAGCATTAAACGATGGTGCTGTGGTTAATGTAACATATCTAACAACAAACGGAACATTAGCAAACAAAGCCAATGGGTTTATTGCTGAAAGTGGTCTAGGTGGATATTCTGCATTATCTGTTGATGTCATCAATGTTGCTGGTGGCGGCTCATCAAATGAATCCGTTGATTCTATTAAATATTCCGCACAGGCACAATATGCCACACAGAATCGTTTAGTTACTGTTAAAGATTATGAATCTTATATTAAGAGTAATTACCCAAGTGTTGATTCTATTTCCGTTTGGGGTGGTGAAGATGAAATACCAAAGGTATTTGGTAAAGTTTATGTGTCATTGAAACCAAAAACAAACTATTATATTTCTGAAACAGAAAAAGCAAGAATTGTTTCTGAAATTATTAATCCAAAATCTATTATTTCAGTTCAAACTGAAATTCGTGATCCACAATATTTGTATTTGTTGGTTGAAGGTGATGTTCAATATGACCCACGAAAAACAACTACTAGTGAAGATACATTAAAAGAAAATATTAAACAAGCAATTTTAAATTATAATACTGCTAATTTAAATAGATTTGGAACAATTTATGTTGATTCTGATGTTGAATCAGCAATTAGCCAAGTAGATTATAACGCTATTATTGGTGTAAGAACAACAACAAGAGCTCAAAAGAGATTCTTACCGCAATTGAATACTTCGGTAAGTTATACTATTAAGTATAATGTTCCATTACATCGTGGTACAATTACAAACAAATTAACATCTACACAGTTTACAATTTATGATGCAACTGGCACAGTAAGAACTGCATTGTTTGAAGAAACTCCACAATCATATACTGGTATTTCTGAAATTCAAATTACAAACGCTGGTTCAGGTTTCACATCAACACCAACTGTTACTATTAATGGTGATGGTTCTGGTGCAACCGCTGAAGCAGTAATTGTTAATAGTAAAATTCAATCAATTAAAATTACCAATCGTGGTACAGACTACACTCGTGCTACCATTTCAATTACTGGTGGCGAAGGATACGGAGCTGAAGCTGTTGCTGTTATTGATGGTAGAACTGGTACACTCAGAACAATCTATTACGATTCTTTAGCACAAAGACAGATTATCAATTCAAATGCTGGCACAATTGATTACAATAATGGTATTGTTACCATTAATGATATTCGTTTTCTATCAGTAGATTCCGATGATGGTTTAATTCGTGTTTCAATTGAAGTCGAAAATGGTTATTTACAATCTGCAAGAGATACAATTATCACTATTGATGTGGATGATCCAACTGCTATATCAACAACATTAGAAAAAATTAGCACATAATGTCTAATCAAAAAACTTCCTTACTGATTAATCGTCAGGTACCGGAGTTTGTTCGGGAAGAAAACCCTAATTTTATTGCTTTCTTGGAAGCATATTATGAGTTTTTGGAAAACAAACAAGGTTCACAGAAGAACGATTTAGTAACTCAATCAAAAGATTTGCGTTATATTTTTGATGTTGATTCTTCAATTGGAACTTTTGAAGATAACTTTTTTAATACTTTTGCAAATTTAGTTCCAAAAAATGTTTCTGTTGATAAGGCTATCTTAATCAAACATTTATTGCCTTTGTATCTTGCTAAAGGCAATGAAAAATCATTTAAATTATTATTCAGACTTCTTTTTGATGAAGAAGTTGAGGTTGTTCAACCTAAGACCAGCGTTCTTAAAGCTTCTGATGGTAAGTGGTTAATTGAAAAAGCGTTTCGCATTTCACAAGATGTTTATAGCACTTATACTGGTACTGGTAGTAAAACCACATTTAAATTAGCTCAAGTTGTTGAATCTAATGAAATTGTTGTTTATGTAAATGGCATTATTCAAACAACCGGTTTTACAATTCGCAAAGAAACTCGTAAATTAATATTTAATACTGCGCCGGCAAATGGTGCCGCTATTAGAGTTTTATATAATAACTTTAATTATGAGTTATTAAACAATAGAAAAGTTACTGGTACAACATCTAACGCATACGCT